AGCACAAAAAACGTGCCCAGCTGGCGGCGGATCTTGCCCAGCGGCTGGCGGATCTCGAGTCTGGATCTTGGCCAGCTGGCGGCGGATCTTGGAGCTGGAACCGTGAACCGTGCACCAGCTGGCGGCGGATCTTGGATCTGGAAGCGCTCGAGCTCGAGCAATGGCCAGCGGCTGGCGGATCTAGGAAAAAATCCTGGTCGGTTTCAGGATAACGGCCAGCTATACGTTTCACCAGCTACGCGGCAGACTGACGGCGGCGTGATTAACTGGCAATTAGACACAAAAAAAGCGGCGCTAAGGCCGCTTTAACTGCACCAGCTGGCGCGGATCTAGTCTATCATTTCAAATTGATCTTCAAGACCGATAAGCGCTTCGTGTTTGCGCGTTTTCTGGCGTACTAGCGACCGTTTTAATAACGTTTTCTTTCCAGTGTGGCCGTCAGTAAATGACAACTGGAAAGTTTTAACGCCGTTTTCTGGATCTTCTTTCACGCTTATATCCAGCGCGCCAAAATGATGTGAATTGATCGCGCTAAAACCTACCTTAATATTCTGCGTGTTGTGCTGGATCACGCCGAATGATTTATTACCAGTTTTCGCGCCGCTATTTCTAGCATAGGCACAAGAATTGATATCGAACCATATAGGGTAATTTCTCATAGTTTTTTCCTTTTCATAGTTATGTTTAAATTGAGTATAAGAAAAAATAGGTTTATTGCAATAGAATAAAAAAAGGCCGCGTTAAGCGGCCTTAATTAATGCACCAGCTGGCGGCGGATCTAATCGAGCGCTTGTCTTTCAGACTTTGCAAAGGATACGCCAGAACGTGCCCAGCTGGCGGCGCTCTCATATTTAGCAAGCGTGTTTAAAAGATCTCTAATTTGATTATGGATCGCGGCGGCTTGATATCTGGCAATAGTCAGATGCTCGAGCACCAGCGGATCACAGTCAGACGCCAGATCGCTAATCTTCACATTAAGCTTGTGCCAAGCAAGTGATATATGTTCGTCCGCTTCTCTCAATTGCTCTTTTGTTTCATAACTAGCCATGTCTAAATTTCCTTAATCTGAATCAAAGCGCTTTCGGTTTCTTGTAACGCTTCCAGATCTTCTTCAGAGAGCGTGTACTGGCTATGCGCTACCGTATGTTCAACACGGCGGCCTAGTTCTTCAGATATCCAGTCTTCAACTTCGGTAATAGTTTTAAATCTTTTTTTGGTCGGATTAGTATCCAGCCAGTCAACTGGATAAATTACTTCGTATTCAATAGTCATAGTTTTACCTTTCATAGTTATGTTTAAATTCAAGTATAGGAAAAAATAGGTTTACGTCAATAACATAAAAAAAAGGCCGCATTAAGCGGCCTTTAATGGTTCATATATAAATGGATCTAAGCGGCTACGGTATCCAATAGCTGGCCAGCCTTACGTTCCAGATCCAGCCTATTATCTTGGTGCGGAATATCGCGTGCTATAGCTGTTATAGCATTGGACGCGTCCCAGATAGTTTTTAATGGTTTTTGTTCTTCGTCACCATGTCGAGAATAAGCGGCCTTAGCCATTCTAGCGGATAGGCCTACGCGCTTTTGAAGAAATTTTAAAGCTTGTTCTTCATCTTCGGCTATTTGCGCATCTTGTGCAGCTTGTATACCGTCCAAAACTTTAGTAGTTGATCCATTGCTAAAGGATCTAAGCGCTGGCTGGGCCTCATCGCTAAAACGCTCCGCCGCGAATTTGGTATGTCTGATAGTGATCTCACTAAAATCTTCAACACCCCATGCGTAGCGATTTTGACAAACGCCGCGCATATACATTGTAGCGATTTTACAGCTCTTAGCGCCTACTTCACTATTTGAGATATAAAAACCCCTAAACACAAGATCAGGTTCACCATTAGGAAGCTTGCCTATTTCAATAGGGTTCAGATCATCTACTAGAAAAATAAAAACGTCCCTATCAGATCCATAGATAGTAGTGCTCTCATTAGTCACGGGCGCAAAAGGATCATAGACGGCCATGCCGTTTTCAGATCCAGTTATATAACCGGGAATTTTAAACTTGGTAGCGGCGGCTATTTCTTGCACGGCGGCTACTATTTCCCAGTCATATATTCGACCGTATTCGGATCCAGTAAGAGCTCTTAACTGGCCTTTTGTAGATTTATAAGATTTTACCAGCTCTTTATTTCTGTTTTCTAATAAACCCCATTTAACACAGTCCGCCGCTAAGGGTGCTGGTAGATCACGCAAATAGCCAGCTGGCGCGCCAGCTAGACTACTGATCTGGCCAAAAGACCAATGAGTAGGAACGGCCTGATGTTCTTGTTTATTCTGATCAGTAAATTCAAGCGTTATCTTACCTTGTCTTATATCGTTTTCATCTACATCACCGTTTATATGTAAATTCTTAACGTTAAGAACGTCCGCTTGCATCATCTGATAATCATTAAACTTGAAATCACGCAATGCTTGCAAAGTTGTAAAGCGTTCATCTGCTGGCCTACGTGCCCAGTTTGAAGCAATTAACCCAGCTTCGCTACTAATACCATGCGTCAAAGCATCTGTTTTATATGTAAATTCATTCATAGTTTTTTCCTTTGTTATGTTAAAAAAAGCGGACTGTTTTACCAGCCCACTTTATTTGTCGCATATATGCCTATACTTTTCAATAATTAATTTTATAAAAAGTTATTTTCTTTCACGCCGCTGTTTAGCCTCTATCCATAAAGACATAATAACCGCTTTGTAATATTGATTTAGTCGATCTTTCTCTTGCTGGATCAGGGCGTCATATTCTTTAACAATGGCTTCTTTATTACCAGCGTCCATAGCGACTTTAGATCTTTTCTTAAATTCATTGATCTTTCCATAAGCGGCTATTTCTGCGAACCTAGCGGCGGAAACACCAGTTTCAGTGCATTGCTTGCAAGATCTACCCTTTGAATAGGGCACTAACGGTTCTGGGTTATTGCCCTCATCGTACCCAGTCTTTTCCTCTGGTAATATGGGCTCTTTACAAAATACACAATGATGTTTTACTTCTTTTAAAGCTGTCATAGTTTTACTCCTTAGTTAGTGACAATCTCTTATAATATACACAATAAAAAAGGCCAGTCAATTACAACTGGCCTTTCGTTTATTTACGGCGGCGGCGGTCTATCCTGCTCCTGTATTCATCATATTTTGATCCATACATAAGACGGCCGAACCAATCAATTAAAAATAATATCTACATCACCCCCTTTCAATCCCATAGATCCCAAGCGTCACACGCTTCCAGACGCAAAGGGCTCTTCCTACCCTTTACGCCATGAAGAACCAGCCTACTTTTGGTTTCTATCCATAATTTTGCTCCGCATGGTCTTGGACGATCTGGCCTGTAAACCATACGCGCATTAGCTGGCAATTCTACTTCCATACAATATTTAGTCTGCGTTTTCTGCCGCCTTGCTTTCTGATCCCAGTAGTCATACTCTACACGAACTACGGGCTCACGCTCTTCACGCTTGTTGTTACGCTGTATGATATTTTTATTTATGTGAATAATTTTCATTGTTTGATCCCCTGTTCTCTAGCGGCGTCTTGCATGATCTGGGTTAGAACTGGCTCCAGCTTTTCATCTAATCTTCGAAACTGGGTATCACCAATCCCACCCCTACAGTAAACGGATACTTTAAAGAATTGATGAAAATGAGAACGTCTATTCATCAAGCCATTATTAAACAGATCATATAATAAATTGCTGGCAACACGAAAGCGCTCCAAATATTTATTTTTAGATCTGCCCTGTGGGATTTTACCATCAAAGGGCACCAGCGCGATAAGCTCGTCGTAAAGACAACTAAACCCCTCATTAACCGCCCAAGAGCTCTTGAATAAATTTAATTGATCCCCGTACATTACTCACCCCCCAAGAACGTACCCGAACCATCATAAGATATTTTAGAAACCCTAACATTTTTTAGAATTTCATGAATATCAGCAAGCTTAATTCTAACGTACTTATACTTTTTAAAAAGTTCAGGGTTAGATAAGGTTTTCATATCAATCTCAGCATCAGAACAAACAGATACAATTTGCAAAAGATTTTTTAAGTCTCTTTGGTTAAGACACACACCCTCAAAGTCGACCATGTAAAATTGCTCAGTCATTTTGGCTCCTCCCACAAATAATCTAATTGGTAAGCGCTGGCGTCCTTAAAGCCACCAGCATTAAATTGATCTAACAATTTGTCATGGACAATAGCTAGTCTGCGCTGGATACGTTCCATTTCACTTTGGTTATACTTGCCCATAAACTCAACTCCATCTAATTGAAGTTCAGTTCTACCGCCAAACTCTTGGATCTCTCCAGCTATTTGCTTAAAGGCCGCACGAAGCGTAGCAATCTGCAAGTAAGTAACCATTTTAAGTGGGGACAGCTTCAGGCTATCCCAGTCAGGTTGTATTGGATCTTCATATTTTGTCATAGTTTTCTCCTGTCTAGTTAGTGACAATATCGCATAGATAAACTATTAGACTGGACAAATCAAGTAAAAAATTTTATCCCATTGAAAAGGTTGTTTACCTTTGAACTCTGGCTTGACCTTATCCAAACCGTCCATCTTCAGATCTACAGCGTCAGAACCCTTAAACAAATAGATCTCTGCTACATCAGACGGCGTAGGTTGTTTCTTCACCAGTACCCAGCACGAACCCTTCCCGTGTCTGGTTAACCACGCTACTTGTGACGGACGTAAATCTACTTTATTGCTTGTGGTATATTTAAGCTCTACAAAATGAAAAGCACCCAGCTGGTCACACATCAACAGATCTGGTATTCCAGATCCCACCCAGTTTTCAATTCTGGTTAGTATCAGTTTGTAATTCGAGCGACTCGCTGCTTCCTTTACTTGCTTGTAAAATCCGCTCTCTCGCTTTATTGCGGTTACTGGTATTTTCTTCAGGTGTGATGTCGATTGTGACTGGGGCATAACTATTTTTAATCTCCTCTAATGCTTTCATTACTTCTTCCTTAGACATACTGTCTATGCTCCCGTGCCGTATTTCTGATTTATTCACGTAAATATCCCCTTGCGCCATGCCTCGGGCTTTCTCCGCCATAACAGCCGCAGAGTAAGCACCATTCTGAAGCGCCAGATCACGGATAGTTTGCAGATCACGGATATGCCTGTGAAAAGTAATCCCGTACTTCTCGTCCAGCTCGCGCCTATATTCTTTAATAGCATGACATACGTGTGGTGATATTCTGGGGTTAGTAAGCTCATAGGCTCTAGTATGTGCAGAGCCAACAGAGTAGCCAGCGTTGATTGCTGCCTCTCTAAAGGTTATCTGCCCGTCCTTGCTTACCAGCTCTTTTACAAACAGTTCTTGCTTTCGTGTTAGTGGGCTATGTATATCAGCTGGTCTTCTACCGCGTGTTTCGTATTGTATTCCTGATTTAGTAGGTCTTCGTCTTGCCATGTGTTAATCCAGTTAAAAAGGTCTAGTTCGTTATTTCTCTATATACTATAGACACAAAATAAAAAAAATAAAAAACCATTTACCCCCCCATTAAGGAACATTTGTTAAATAAGTCTGTAGTAACATAAGTGAAAACAGTAGTGTTACCTATTATGTTACCCTAAAAGTCTATATAAATAAGGGGTTTTAGGGCAAAGTAACACGGGTAACACGGGTAACGGCATTTTTTTTCAAAAAAATATTTTTTTATTTCTAGCTCTATATATATAGGGAAATAACTACAACAAGTGCCAAGAGTTCCGAAAACGACCATCATTATACTCTTTTTGTTTCGTGAGCATCTGTTCAGCGTCTTTGCGATTTGTCACGTTATTCGTGATCCGATGTCCAGCGGCCTCGATATAATACAAGCGTTTATTGTCGAAGCCTTTTATTTCTTTAATAACAAACTTATCCAACGGACATTTGGTGCAGCAGTTCTTTTACTTGCGTGGCGTCGCTACACTCTTTTAATTTTTTCTTATAAAATGTCGATGTAAACTTTGGCAGCTCCCTATCAAAACGTTGCTGCGCCATGATCTCATCTTTCTTTCTGCACTCCAGCTCGTAAAAGAGCTCGTCATTCTCCAGCTTAAATGTTTTTGCCTCTGAGTGTTCGTCACGTATCTTACAGATCTGCTGCACCAGCATATTAACATTGATACGTATCTTTACTTGCTTTTCTGAGAACTGTCGTATTTCTTTT